AATGACGCAGAGATTTTAATTTATGCCGATCAGAATTTTGTGGACGATCACTCTGTAAAACAACTAGCACGACTTGCTTTTTGTAACGAGATGGACATAAGCGAGGAGTTTATTAAAAAGATTATGAATATAGCTGAGGAGTTGAGAGGGGTTTACAGGACATTTCCAGACGGTTACGTACACGTTCAAGTAAGGTTTAATTTAAATTATTGTAATATGTTTTAGAGGTATTCATGAAAAAAATAGTGGGTATAACTTTTAATGATTGATGTTATACCCCTTTTCATGTTATACTATACTTATGTATTAAAGAAAAATTTTTAATATATAATTATAGTATCAACCAAACGATCCTTAAGTATACATAGGGTCACACAACCAACGATAGAGGAAAAATAGTATGTCAGTATTAGAAGGTTTATTAGCGTTTGAGAATCTTGATGAGCATGAAATGTATCAGGGCCAATCAACTGGTAAATTCTCCGTGGTGTTGTCATTAGATGATGAGACAGCGGGTGATCTGTCAGCCAAAGGCGTTAAGATGCGCGAGTATGAAGGTGTCAAACAAAGAAAGTTCAGCACTAAGTACGATGTCCCTGTATTGGATGCGGACGGTCAGCCATTCAAAGGCCGCATTGGTAGAGGCTCAAAAGTTCGTGTCCTGTACGCTGAAGGTCAGGAACATCCCGTGCACGGTGTCTCCACTTACCTTAATAAGGTCAAGGTGTTGGAGGTTGCTGAGAACACTGGTGGCGGGGACTTCTAGCTGTGGGTTCTAAGTTTGTCCGACATGAGCCATGCCCTAAGTGTGGCTCACAGGATAACTTGGCTAGGTACTCCGATGGTCACGCCGTCTGTTTTTCAGGCGGCTGTAACCACTACGAGAAAGCCACTGGTCAGGTTAGCAACATCACACCAATCAGAGCGAGGTCATTGGAAATGACAGGAGTAGTAGCGGCAATCCCTGACAGGCGTATTAGTCAAACCGTATCACAAAAATATAATGTGACGGTTGAGTACAACGCGCAGGGGCAAATTGTCAAACATCATTATCCATACCACGATAAGGACTCAGGCTCCCCGATAGGGACTAAAGTTCGCATTGTGGATAACAAAAGTTTTTATTCTACAGGAGAGTTTAATAATGTTGGGTTGTTCGGTCAACATGCGTTCAAGGGTGGCGGTAAATACGTTACGATCACAGAGGGCGAGACAGACGCACTTGCAGTTCACGAAATGTTTGACGGGAAATGGCCCGTTGTCTCCATTAGAAGTGGCGCAACTGGAGCATCAAAAGACATTAAAGAAAACCTAGAGTGGTTGGAGTCCTTTGAGAATGTTGTGATCTGCTTTGATAATGACAAAGCGGGACAGGAGGCGGCTAAGTCAGTCCTTGATTTATTCACCCCTAACAAGGCTAAGAATGTCACTCTGCCTATGAAGGACGCAGGGGACATGCTCAAAGCCAATAAGGTACAGGCGTTTGTGCGTGAGTGGTGGAACGCAAAGACCTATCAACCGGACGGCATAGTGTCAGGCAGTGATACTTGGGACATGATAATGGAACAGGCTGATGTTAAGTCCATCCTGTATCCTTGGGGCTGTCTTAATGAGATGACCCACGGGTTCCGAAGGAAGGAGCTAGTCACCATTACGTCAGGCTCAGGTATGGGTAAGTCTCAGATTGTCAGGGAGCTTGAGCATTATTTGCTTGGCGCTACGGATGACAACATAGGCATCCTAGCGTTGGAGGAGGACATCCCGAAGACAGCCTTGGGTATCATGTCCATAGAGGCTAACAAGCTGTTACATTTGGATAAGACCGTTACCAAGGAAGAGAAGAGAGGCTATTGGGACAGGACGTTAGGATCAGGTCGTATCTTCATGTTTGATCATTGGGGTTCCACTAGCGAGGACAATCTCTTAGGCCGCATACGTTACATGGCTAAGGGTTTGGACTGCAAGTGGATTATCTTGGATCACCTCAGCATTGTGGTCAGCGATCAGGATACCGGAGATGAGCGTAAGGCAATAGACAGCATCATGACTAACCTTAGAAAGCTAGTACAGGAGACAGGTGTAGGGCTATTCCTAGTATCACACTTGCGTAGACCTAGCGGATCAAAAGCTCATGAGGATGGCGGTAAGATTAGCTTGGGGGAACTCAGAGGTTCGGCGGCAATCGCGCAACTTAGCGACATTGTTATTGGGCTTGAACGAGATCAACAACACAAAGACCCTGAGACACGGAACACCACAACTGTTCGTGTACTCAAGAATAGGTTTGTTGGACTCACTGGCCCTGCTTGCTATCTTTACTATGACAAAGAGTCAGGACGTATGCTAGAAACTAATTGTCCAATGGGTGAGGAGTCAGAGTTTTAATGGATAAGTTTGTACTTGACATAGAAGCCGATGGTTTCAATCCGACTAAAGTATTCTGTATTTGCATTAAGGATTTACAGCGGAAGAACATATACTCTATTCACCAGAATGGTGTCAACATGGGTAGGTTTCAGATGTGGTTGGAGGATCAGGGAGAGTGCGAACTAATTGGTCACAATCTTATAGGGTATGATATACCTGTACTGCAAAGATTATTGGGCGCTGACTTTAGCAAATGTAAAATAACTGATACATTGGTACTGTCTCGTTTAGCGGACCCTTCAAGAGAGGGAGGACACTCCTTAGAAAATTGGGGACGTATCTTGAATCAACCTAAAGGGGAACATCATGATTTTACTGTATATTCAAGAGAAATGGTGGATTACTGTGTACAGGATGTTGAAGTTAATACGTTGGTGTACGAAAGATTACTTCTTGATCTTAGAGATTTTAAGCCTGAATGCATATCTCTTGAGCATCACGTACAAAATATTATTACAAAGCAAATTAAAACGGGGTGGCTCTTGGATCAAGAGAAATCCTACAACTTACTAGCTAGACTAAAGGAGAAGAAGAATGACCTTGAAGACGAAGTGCATAAGGCTTTCAAACCGTTACCGACATTTATCAAACAGATTACCCCGAAGATTAAGAAAGACGGTACGCTTTCTATTGTTGGGCTTAAATTTCTGGGTGAGCAATGGCAAACGGTAGTAGCACCTTTTAGCCGCATAGACTTCCCTATCTTTAATCTAGGGTCACGACAGCAGATAGGTAGACACCTTCAGTATTACGGGTGGAGACCAACCAAGTTCACTGAGACAGGACAAGCCATCGTTGATGAGGCAGTGCTGAGTACAGTGAAGGGGATACCACAGGCCGCGTTGATTGCTGAGTATCTAATGATACAAAAGCGAGTAGCTCAGGTACAGAGTTGGTTGGAGGCTGTTGAGGATGACGGACGGGTACATGGCTACGTTAATCCAAACGGGGCTGTGACAGGACGTATGACTCACTCTAGTCCTAACATGGGACAGATTCCGGCAGTATACTCACCTTATGGTAAAGAGTGTCGGGATGTGTGGATTGTGCCGGAGGGTTACAAGTTGGTAGGTATGGACGCAAGCGGTCTTGAGTTACGTATGCTTGCACATTACATGAACGATGAGGGATACACAAATGAAATTCTCACAGGAGATATTCACACGGCAAATCAGTTGGCTAGCGGCCTTGAAACTAGAGATCAGGCAAAGACTTTCATCTACGCTTTCCTGTATGGGGCAGGAGATTCCAAAATCGGAAGTATCGTTGGAGGATCTAGAGAGGATGGTAAGAGACTTAAGGAAAAGTTCCTCAGAAATACGCCTTCTCTTGGAAGACTACGAGAACGAGTTAGCGTGGCGGCAGGAAGAGGTTATGTTTATGGCTTGGATGGAAGAAGGGTCCATGTACGGTCAGAACACGCGGCTCTAAATACGCTGTTGCAATCAGCAGGTGCTATTGTCATGAAGAAAGCTCTAGCCTTGTTGGATCAGTATGCAACCAAATGGAAGATTGACTATAACTTTATAGGAAACATACACGATGAAATCCAGACAGAGGTCAGAGAAGAGAAAGCAGAGGTTTTCGGAGGACTCGCTACTAGCTGTGTCGAAGCCGCAGGACTCCACTTTAAGCTCAACTGCCCCCTTGCAGGGGAGTTTAAGGTTGGAAATAGTTGGGCAGACACGCATTAATCCTAAAACTAATAAGCCTTGGTATTACAAAGATAATCCAGACGCTGTTAAGGCTCGTGATGCAAAACGTATGTGGGTTAATGGTAAGGAAATAAAGAAGACCCATCCTTTGTACAAAGCAGGAAGGTACAAAGGGTTTGAAGAGGCGGCGTTTAGCTCCTTGGAAAACTATGAGGCAAACCCACAGGGAGAAGTTTACGTTATCTATAACAAAGCTTGGCCTGAATGGGTAAAGGTTGGGATGGCTGTAGACTCAACTGACAGGCTAAAGAACTATCAAACGTCCTCACCTTTTAGAGACTATGCTTTACTGTACTCCTATGAAGTAAAGGACAGGAGAGTTGCGGAGTCAGCGGCTCATGAAAGATTAGCAAAAGAGTGTGACAATATTAATGAATGGTTTAAATTACCTCACGCTGTAGCTAATGAACTTATATTGGAAGTGATCCATGAACACTGATAAAACAACTGATAATCTAGTTTCTGATATTTACAAGATGATGGTTAGCAAGGATGCTGACCCGTCCGTAGATGTTGAGGCAGAGATTGAGAAGTTTGGGGAAGGTGTCAAGGCTCTTATGCGTACAGAGTTTGGCAGGGAGAAGCGAAAGGATAACCGTAAGCTCCGCCTGTCAAACATTGGTCGTACTGACAAGTACCTTTGGAATCATGTCAACGGTACTGAGGGAGAAACCATTGCACCTCACACTTATGTTAAGTTTATGTACGGACATTTGATTGAGGAGATGTTGTTGTTCCTCACGCGCATGGCGGGACACTCAGTCACCGATGAGCAGAAAGTATGCAAGGTGGAGGGCGTATTGGGCCACATGGATTGCAAAATAGACGGTATTGTGACCGATGTTAAGTCTGCCAGTAGTTTTGGATTTAAGAAGTTTAGGGACGGAACGCTAGCTTTTGATGATCCTTTTGGCTACATTGACCAGATAAAAGCCTACGCTCATTCCTGTGGGGATCGACAGTTTGGTTGGCTAGCTATGGACAAAGCTAACGGTCATTTGACTTATCTCAAGTATGACTTGGACGATAAGGAAGCTCCTGTTTACAATGCTTTGTCTCAGGATATTACTGAAAGGATACGACATGTAAAAAAGCTAGTGGAACAGCCAGAGCCGATAAAGGTTTGTTACGAGCCTTTGCCGGATGGCAAGTCAGGAAACTTAAAACTGGCTATTGGTTGTTCGTATTGCCAATTCAAAAAGCACTGCTACCCAGAATTAAGAGTATTCAATTATTCATACGCTCCAAAATTCTTATGTAAGGTAGTCAATGAACCTAAAGTACAGGAGTTAGTTTTAAATGAAGAAGGTTTTTAGGTCGGGACTAGAGTCAGCTTTGTATGACAAACTTAATAAAGAGTTTAAGTATGAACCATATAAACTACCATATATTATATCTAAAAAGTATCTTCCAGACTTTGTACATGAGGATAAAAAGATACTGATAGAAGCTAAAGGTTATTTTAGAGTAGGGGATACACAAAAATACACATCCATAAGAGACTCTATTGAGAATTGGGAATTAGTATTTGTACTGTCAGACCCTAACAAAAAAGTAAGGAAGGGAAGTAAGATGACAATGGGGCAGTGGTGTGACAAGGAAGGTTTTGCTCACTTTACTGTAAAGACAACAAAAGAGTTATTGAAGTATGTGAGGGATAAAAATGTCACTAACACTTGAAGAACTGAAGGAGGAGATTGTTAGGGAGTATGATGTTGTTTTACTCTGTGAGGTTTTAGACATAACTCCTGAGGATATTTTGGAAGCTTTTGAAGACAAACTAATTATTAATAGAGATAAGTTTACTGAGGATACTGAAGATGAGACTTAATGACGCAACACCCGCTGAGTGGGACAGGTTACGAAAGGAAATACCTGCCATAGAGAAAGTACCCAATATAGACAAAGCTATGAAAGCTTATGTGGACATGGCTGATAAAGAACTTGAGGATGTAGTTAATAAACCTAAGCATTATAATACAGGCAACATTGAATGTATTGATGCAATAGAGGAGTCCATGTCCAGCGTTGCATTCAAAGGCTATCTCAAGGGCAACTGCTTGAAGTACCTTTGGAGATATGACTATAAAGGTAAGCAGGTAGAAGACTTAAATAAAGCTCAGTGGTATTTAAATAAATTAACAGTAATGGTGAAAGGGGAAAATAAATAATGGATCAGTATCAACAGTTTATACATAAGTCAAGATATGCGCGTTGGCTGACTGAAGAAAAGCGTAGAGAGACTTGGGAGGAGACAGTACAACGATACGTAGACTTTTGGGTCAACCGCGGACAGCTTGATAAGAAGACAGCCAAGCGTTTGTACAACGGTATACATAGTTTAAAAGTAATGCCCTCCATGCGTTGTATGATGACAGCAGGGGAAGCTTTGGACAAGGACAATGTTGCAGGTTTTAACTGTAGTTACTTACACATAGACTCACCACGATCCTTTGATGAGCTAATGTATGTACTTATGTGCGGCACAGGTGTTGGTTTTAGTGTTGAACGTAACTTCATAAGTAAGCTCCCTGTCATTGCTGAGTCTTTCCATCCATCCGATAGTGTCATCGTAGTGGCTGACAGTAAGATAGGTTGGGCATCAGCATTCCGTGAACTAATAGCCATGCTGTATGCAGGTAAAATACCTAAGTGGGACATGAGTAAGATTAGACCTGCCGGAGCTAGACTTAAGACATTCGGAGGTAGAGCTAGCGGACCTGAGCCTTTGTTGGATTTATTTAATTTTTGCATTGAGGTGTTCACTAAAGCCGCAGGACGTAAGCTAACATCAATAGAATGTCATGATGTTGTTTGTAAAATAGCTGACATTGTAGTAGTCGGTGGTGTGCGTAGGTCTGCTTTAATTAGTTTATCTAATTTATCTGACCCACGGATGGCTAAGGCTAAGATGGGTGATTGGTGGCGTAATGAAGGACATCGTAGGCTTGCTAATAACAGTGTAGCGTACACAGAAAAGCCTGACTTTGAGTCATTCCTGTCTGAGATGCAAAACATGTATGAATCCAAAGCAGGTGAGCGTGGTATCTTTAGTCGTGTTGCGGCACAAAAGATAGCCGCTAGGAATGGCCGTAGAGACCCTGAGCAGGACTTTGGTACTAACCCTTGCTCTGAGATTATCCTACGTAGTAATCAGTTCTGTAACCTATCTGAGGTTGTTGTAAGACCTACGGATACCAAGGCTATGCTTAAGGATAAAGTAGAGCTTGCGGCTATCATAGGAACGCTACAGGCTACTTTGACTGACTTTAGGTATCTACGTAAGTTATGGCAGAGAAACACAGAGGAAGAGGCATTGCTTGGCTTAAGTTTGACAGGCATTATGGATCATAAAGTATTAAGTAAGGACATTGCGTCAGTTACGTGGCTAGAGGATTTAAAAGATGTGGCAATCAAAACTAATAAACTTTGGGCAAAGAAGTTGGGAATCAATCAGTCAACTGCTATTACGTGTGTTAAGCCTAGCGGTACTGTATCTCAGCTTGTCGATAGCGCTAGTGGCATTCATCCTAGGTTTTCTAAGCATTACATTAGAAGAGTACGTTCAGACGCGAAAGACCCGCTTGCTGAATTCATGTCAGCCACCGGATTCCCCGTAGAACAAGACCTAATGAGTCCATCGTCCTTGGTCTATAGTTTCCCTGTGAAGTCTCCAGAGACTAGCGTTACAGTCAAACAGGTAGGTGCAATGCAACAGCTTAAACTATGGAAAGCCTACCAGAATCACTGGTGTGAGCATAAGCCAAGCATCACTGTTTATTATACAGATGATGAGTTCTTGGAAGTAGCACAGTGGATATGGAATAACTTTGACTTGTGCAGTGGGATTAGTTTGTTGCCAGTTAGTGATCATGTGTATCAGCAAGCTCCTTATGAAGACATCAGCGAGGAAAAGTATCAGGAGTTAGTACAACAGATGCCTGTGGGTGTTAATTGGAATGACCTTGAACAGTTTGAACAAGAAGATAATACTACAGGTAGTCAAGAGTTAGCATGTGTAGGTGGAGCATGTGAAATAGTGTAGATAAAACTAAGGGGCCTTAAGTGGCCCCTTTTTTATTCTTCTCTAGT